GTCGGATCGGGTTGTAGAATCTATCGACTACGAAAAGAAAGAGGCGGATCGTGCGGTAGAGGAGTTTAAGGCTCTTGTCCAGCGCACCATTGAGATGGGTGCAGGCGATGAGCAGACTGCTCTCCGTTGGTTAGTTCAGGACGAGCAGGATGTCGAGCATTGGGTTTACAGGCAGGGCATTCTGTTCACGGATTACGGTCGTGATCTGGTTAAGCGGTTAGGATCTATTGTCAATCACTCAGAAGCTGCGTAATGAATCAATATCAGAAACTTCGCGATAAGGTTATGAAAAACAAAATATCAGAGTATTGGAAAAATACATATGGGAAACCTCCATCGTTTTTAGATAGTATTTCTCCCGTCGAAGTTAAGATATTATGGAAAGATCTAAAGCAAGCTAAGAGAATAAAATAATGCAAAGGTCCGAAAAGATGTATGTGTCTACGGTTTGGTCCAACGGTTTTAAACACAAGTATACTATAACTAAGAGTAAGTATTCTCTGGAAAACGAAATTAAACATCTATCTAAATTGACTAATATAGTAAAATATACCATTTCACAAAATGATGGTACTATACTAGCCGAAAAAAAATAGTTTACATCCCCCTGTAGATTTGATATAATAATACATTATGGATTATACTGTACTTCAAGAAACAACACCGAAGTTTCCGCCACATATCTATACTATAGATTCAGATGGCATGCTAATTGCTTTTCAGAATGGATTCACATATGAAAAGCATTCTTATTCAAATAGACCATTGAGGTTCTCGACTAAAGGTCGTACCTTCAGGACTATTGTCCCTTATGACAAAAATCTTCCAAAGTATATTACGACTAAAGATTCTTGCACATGTAAAGGATATATGTTCTATCGTAAATGTAAACACATACAAGCTCTAAGGAATCAATAATGGCTTTCTTTCACACCGGTATTGCTAAATCAAAGCGTAAGAAAAAACCTGGGTGGCAACAACGCGAAGCTGCTTATCAGAAATTTTTAAAAGACAATGATATTAATTTTTCTGTAAAAAAGAAAAAGGTATTTGAAGTATATGTCCCGAAACAAAATTTCCATCGTGAAACAAAGAATTACCCAAGCTTCGAATCTTCGCAATCGTCGCCGAATTATGCTCAAAGACCCGAAAGAAAAGAATACACAGGTGATTACTTGGTTGGAATCGCCACAATGCACAAATCAAATGCAGTCCCCGTCACGCGGGATGATAACCCCACCGATTACTCAACAATGCGGAGAAATTGATATGAATGAAGTTGAAATGAAAACCCTCCTGGCGGAAGGGGTATGTGAAGTCGGATTCACAAAAGTAAATGGTGAATTCCGTCTAATGAAATGCACCACATCGCCTGAACTCATCCCAAAAAGTGTTTTGCCAAAAGAAGGATCCTCACAATCCTGGCCCGACGACGTAATTCGAGTTTATGATGTTGTTGCGGAAGGATGGAGATCGTTTAAATCCCAAAGTGTAATCTCATTCGATCTTATAACTAAAATCGGATAAATAAATTTTACCTCCTAAGGAAATACAATGGCTAAAAAGTTTAAACCAAGAGCTCGTCCAAAAACAGGTCTCGATGCTATCCCAGAGATCTGTATGAACAATTGGCATAAATTCTCGTACTACTTTCATTATGAGGTAGAAGGTAAGCTCGTCGCTAGTATCATTAAGAATTATCTAAAGAGTTCTCTTACTAAAGAACAAAATGAAATTCTTTCTGTACTACCAGAATATACTTTTACTACCCCAACAACAGTTGCCGCTTGTATTCACTGGGAAAATAATCTTAAGAAACCTATCCCAGAAAAATATAAAGGATGGCAGGAAAGGTGCAAACAATTCTTTCTGAATCTTGTCGAGACGGGTAAAGAAATTATTGCAAGTAAATCCGAAGATTCAGAAGATGAACAGAAACCTAAGATTGTAATTAGTCCAATCCAACGTCTAAAGAATAAGATTGGCGCTACAGTTATTGCAGAGCTTGAAGATCTAGAGGATGCGTGGAATTCTACAAAAACTGGATCACTGGATCTATACACTCGATTTAAGGTGCATGGTCTTAGTGGTTCATCCGTTGAAACAGTAAGAGAATGGATTGAGTTTCATCGTGATTTATATAATGATGCTTATAAAGGTAACTGTGAACAGGCGGTAGAAGCTTATTCGTATCTTGGTCATCCAGAACTGAAACGTCGAATAAAAGAATTCGATACTATGTTATTGGACTTAGATAAGATCAAGAATGCTGCTAAAGCTACTCGAAAAACCCGCGTTAAGAAACCCCGTACAGCAGACAAGCAAATCTCTAAAATGAATTATGAGAAAGAAAACACCGAGTATAAATTGGTGTCGATTAACCCAACACAAATTGTTGGTGCTCATAGGTTGTTCGTCTTCAATACTAAGACAAAAGAAATCATTGAATATGTTTCTTCATCCACAAACGGTCTTGAAGTAAAAGGCTCAACACTCCAAAACATTGGCGAAGAATCTCGTAAGACTAGGTTGCGTAAACCGAATGACTTCTTGCCTATTGTTCAAAGTAAAACAGCGAGGCAGATAGACAACGAATGGAAAAAATTAACTACAAAATCGAACCAACCAAACGGAAGATTGAATCAAACCTGTATACTACTGCGTGTTATGTCTTCCTAGGATTATTTTCATATTATTGTTATAGTCTTCTTTACCAATCGGATAGAATTGATACTGAATCACATGTCGAAGATCCTGCAGTATATGAGGATCATACAGTACCGATAGTTTATTCCATGGAAGATCTGGTAGTTCCCGAACTTTTATCTGATGATAATATAATTTGTTTAATGCAAAATGCCTACTTTGAAGCCCGTAATCAAAGTGATGAAGCAATTATGGCAGTAGTCATGGTTGTTTTAAACAGGACAAAAAATCTAAATTATCCTTCCAGTATATGTGACGTAGTTCATCAGGGATATACTGATAAAGATGGAAATGTCCTTAAAGGAAAATGTCAATTTGCTTGGTATTGTGATGGTAAATCCGACCGCATGTACGATGGATACTCAAGCCTCCGGGTAAAGGCTTTGGTTTACAAATCATTACTATTATGGTATAATGGTGTTGATATAACAAAAGGGTCAACGCACTATCATGCTAATTGGTCTCGTCCAGAATGGCGGAATGGATTGAAGTATGTAATAGACATTGGCGATCATAAATTTTATAAGACATAATCATAATGACAATAGAAGATAAGCTATTAACTAGAAAAAAGTTTTATGAACTAGTAGAATATAAAGTCCATCATCATGGATATGATTACATTGAAGCCTGTTTAGAAGTTTGTCATGAGAATGAATTTCCACTGGAGGATGTAAACAAACTAATGTCTCCTCCTCTATTTAACAAAATTCAGGCAGAAGCAAATAGAAACCGTTTAATGAAAGTGAATGTTAACACGAATTACGTATTAGATGTATGAGATATATGGAACCATATGATGCTTTTAGAATTTATCAATCGATGAAGCTTCATTTTGAAAGCGATACGTACGATGCTATAAAATATAACTATAAAACTTCTGCCAATCCAAATTCTTTTTGGAAAAGAAAGGACAAATATTTTTTTGCTAAGGTTGGGAAGATGTTCGATCATATCGAACAAATTATCGAATACTATGCATCGCATTTTGTAGCTGGTAACAAATGGATCGGCGATATGATCCAAAATGAAAGTACCTATATGCAATGGCTTAGAAAGAAAGAATCTATGTCTTATCTTTTTGAGCAGGATCTTCTAAAGCTGAAAGAAGAATTTTCGGGTTTTGATAATTTATTCATTATCAATCAATACCCAAATCTCATAAACAAGTATCTTTCTGGGGAAATTTCTTTAGAAACAGTAGTAATCATAAATAATTTAGTCGGATTCATGAATAAAGCCGACAAGAAAATTACGGAAACTATTGTGTGGCCAGAGGTCTCACGTAAGATTCGTAAGTACGGGGCATTCCTAAAGTTCGATGCTAAAAAGATGGCTAATATCATCTTTAAGGTGTTTACAAACTAGATGGGGTGTTATATAATACACAGTGTCTACAATATGAATAAAGTGGATAATACAGTTAATACGGAGAAATAAAATGTCTTTTGAAAATCTAAAACGCAATCGTTCGTCCTCTATTGAAGCTCTCACCAAAGCAGCAGAGTCGGTCAATACTCAACCACAGCAATCCTATGT